AGGAACTCTCAACATTATACTGTTAATAGTACTACCATCATCTGCAGGATTATCAAATGTAGTTAAAGGAGTTGGTGGAGTTGCCGGGGAAGCTGACCCTGCATCTCCAGCTATTCCTGAATTAAAATGGATATTTCCACCGTCGATTGCTGTGTTAGAAGCTTTAATTGTAAAGTCGCCTGAACTAGAAACTACACTAGCACCGCCAATATTTAAATTTAGCGCATCGCCTGTTGTAATATTTACAGCCGCGCCTGTTGTTAAATCAAGTGTAGCTCCGTATGATTCTGTAACTGCACCTGCAATGGTTTCGTCTTGTGTTCCGTCAACTTGTATAGCAACTTTACCGTTAACAATAGTAATTTTATCTTTTCCAACTTCTGTTTGATGGCGCTCTGCTACTTTAAGATTAAAATTTCTACCAGCTTCCATATTAATGTCACGGTCAGCATATAAATTTAAATCATTGCCGGTATGAATACTAATACTATCTTCTGCATAAATGTCTATTTTGCCATTACTAGTTAGTTCTATCCATGCTGTGCCACGGCTATTAGTAATGTAAATCAAATCTTCAGTGTTGTGTAATAAAATTTGATGGCCAGTACGTGTGCGAAGTCTAATTAATTCATTAGCCGGTAAATTTACATTACCGTCAGTGTCACCGGCATCTATACTAGCATACTCAGGCGGTGCTGTATGAGCAGATTTTTTTCGTAGCCAGTTGGCATCGCCGTCATCCATGACAAAAGAACTACCGCCTAATCTGCTGACAAATGTGTCAGCAAGCCATTCTGCTTTACCTATTTTAGACTTTTTGGCTCCTGGATTTTTATCAATTGGGCCTGGAGTACTTATTCCAAATACATTACTAGGACTTTCTCTCCTAGCACTACTAGTTGTAATTCCTCGAATGTCGTCTAATAATAAACCTTGATGTTTTAGATAATTTACAGAAGGATGCGTAGGTTTTTTTAATTTTTCTGGATCTTTTGAAGTATTATTTGCTTCTATAGATTTATTATATTCTGCTGCTGGTGCACGGCCGGTATTCCCTGCCATATCGTCAGTCGAAGGATTTTCTAATGACTGCGTAGCTGCAAGACCTGGAACCATAAAATTCATATTATCGTCTTGAACACAACCTATCCAATAACCGCGTTTGGGATCGCCGTCGATAAAAATTACAACAACTGTAACGCCAAGATCCGGAGGCACCATCCACATACCATATGACTTTTGTGTATCCCCGTAATCATTATTTTTACCGTTGTAATTTACATTAGTAACTCCATAAAACGGGCTCATGTATTTTACTTGGTGTAGTTGACTTTCACTCGATCCACCACCCGATGGTCTTAAAATTTCAACTTCTAAAATACCCATATAAGACGGATCGAGATTACTAACTACCTTAGCCAGGAACGGACCTGGCTTAGGTTCTTTAGGTGTATTTGTATAGTCTTCTCTTTGATTATCTAAATTTGACATTTATTATCCGTTGCTATTGGGTTCTGTTACTGGATCAGGGTCTTTCTTTTCATTTGAAACATTTAGTACGTCTGAAGAAGCTCCAGCGCCTGTATTTTCTTGGCCATTTATGCGTGGGCCGGATAGTTTTTGTGTAAAAGATCCGCCGTCAAAGTTACTAATAACTTTAATTACTTGATATATACCGCTCCATTGTAATAGAGGAACGCTATTTCCTGCACTCTTTCCAAAATCATATAATCCGGTACTTTGATTTATATCAACAGGGCTTCTAAAATCTACAGACACATGAACTTCGCCGTTTTGATAGTTTACAGTTCCATCATTATTTAAATTTTGATATTGACTAGGAACAGATGTATAATTTCCCATACCGCTGTGTGCAATCCAATAAGGATCCCCGATAATTTTCATGTCAAGCTGTACCATACTTGCAGCGCTAGTGATGGCATCGTGGAATTGTTGAGCAATACGAGTCTTTTCATTACCAATACCACCACCGCCACGATTATCGCTGCCAGTACTAGTTGCAGAATAATTTACTTTAACCGGCTGTATTCCTAATTTCTTTTCTGTCTTCTTTCCGTCTGGCATTGGAGCTGTATTGTTTTTATCTGCTGCACTATCTGCACCGCTAGCAGATTCTTGCACTTGATTATCAATAGTACGTTTGGTAGCAGATGCTCCCATGTATGTTGCAAATCCAGTTTTAACTTCAATATTAAAACTCATAACATCTATGTTTTTGCCTGTATAGATATAGTTGTATTGTTTAACACATTCTTTTTTAAGATTTTCAAGTCCCGGAGCTTTTCCACCAGGAGTTACAGTTTTAGATGTATGTACTCCGTAGGGTACTATTCTATAAACTATTATTTTAGGTTTATCATTTGTTGAACCAGCATTACTATCGTTATCAGTAATGTTATAAACTTGTGTGTCAATACGCCACCATTTACGTTGACCTTTATCATCTATATTAGTTTCATCTAATTGTGTAGTAGCATAATCACTGTTTAGCAACACTGTATCAATGGCCGTAGTAATATCCGTATCTTGACTAAATCTTAAATCACCTACTTTAGGATCTACAGTATTGTTGCTACGTATATTATTACCTTTATCATCATATGTTTTATTATCTTTACCAATAGGAGCATCGCCTTTTCTGGTATCGCTAAATCCCATTTTAGCTTTGCCAATGCCGTTTACATTAGCAGGATCTTGAACTAATGTACCGTTGCCTGGAACTGAACTTTGTGTTAATCCCAACTTTTTTGCTACTGCATCTACACTAGATGCATCAGTTTGTGTAGTTGCTCCAGTGCTGTCTTCAGTATCGCCGCCTGTTTTATTAACACCTGCAGAACTAACATCTGTTGGAAACAATATAACAATCTGATCTGGTTTTTTAACAATTTTATCTGTTTGTAGTTGTTGTAATCTTTTATTTAAAGCGGCTTGTAAACTTTTTTCTCCAGTTTGTAATACTTCTTGTACAGTGATTCCTTTGACACTGGCATCATTTTTTATAGCACTAGTATGCCCGCTTAGTGCTGTACTATTCCAAGGAAACCCTTCACATTTATAAACAGCACCTGCTTCGGTTACTGTCATGGTTACATTTCTAAATCTAAAAGGAATTCTGCGTGAAGCGTTTGGTATATTTGCCATCACACCGTTTTCTTTAGAACCCCTAAATTCAATTGTTAATAAAAAAGGAGCTTGTGTATAATTAGGAGGGTCATCGGGGTTGGTATTCCAAGCAGCTTGTTGTAAAGCCATCATGAATGTACCCATACTGTAAGGTTCTGTAACTTGAAAGTTTAACGTATGTACGTTAGTATTGTTGCCTTTTTCTAATCCGATAGTGCTGTCAATTTCTAATTTGTCTATAAAATAATCAAATTGTCCGTATGGAGTAGTTACACGATTTTTAGGATCAGCATTTGCATCTTTAGCTATAATTTGATAAGGGATAGCACCTGACATATACCCTTTATCCGGATTATTCAGTTGCTCGTCTGTTAAACAAGCAAGTCCCAATACATAATCATAGCTTGCATAATCAAATAGTGGATTTGGCAAAGGTAGTTGAATGTTTGGTATCGGTTTAAATGCTGATCCGAGACTACTAAAAAGTCCGCTAACAGCATTACCAACTGCAGATAATGCACTAGCTGCTCCAGATACAATTGAACTAACACCCGAGCTAATTGAATTAGATAAATCTGTTGTTGCAGAATCAATTGTATCTGAAAGATTATCAAGACTCATGTTATAATCCCAATGTTCTTCTTAAACTACTATTTTTACAAATATAAATTTGTTTTCCTGGTACAAAATCGAGAATTGGATCTTGAATACTATCTAAATTTCGCTGTGTAAAAACCCACCAAAGACTTGCTGTACCATATAAATCATATGATAATAAATCAGGTCGGTAAGCATACTGGGGTTCAATGGTGTACAAATAATCATCCACTTCTGCACTTACTGGTCGTATAGTAAGGACATCTAAATAATTATTTTTTACACTTGTATTGTACCAAGGGCTAGTATTTGAGTAGTTTGCTGTCATATTAGATATATCCAAAACTATTATTAAGATATCCGCCGCCAACAAATCTATCTAAACTAAAGTTTCTAGCACTAGTTCTACTGTAGATCGGTTGTAAACTTACAGTGAAAGAACTTTTTGTTGGAACATGGCTAACTCCGCCGCTTGTGGTGCCATTTAGTCCTAATGAACCTGCGAGCCCTGCAATAGATCCAACAGTGCCTGCTACACTACTTACCGTATTAGTAATATCTCCTATTCCAGGAATGGCAGAGCCAAGACTACCTGCAAGTCCGCCTACACTATCAGCAACACCTTCTATTGCACCCGACATACTACCAACAACGTTAACTCCAATATAGTCACAACTAGCATCTAATGTTGTTGTAAATCCGGTAACCACCACTGGAACATTTTTAAAAACATAATTACCATATCCATTTAAAAACACTATTGGTGGAGGATTGCCTGCTTTCGGATCATTTCCAGCAAACATTTTGGTTAAACTTCGTAAATAATGAACAGCTGCAATCCAGTATAATCCTTGAGTAGCGTCTTCAACATTCATAGGAGCTGTAATAGTTATTGCACCTGGTTCAGTATTTTTAAATGCTTGGAATGTATAATTGGTATGCGTTGTATCAATTTTATTATAAGTGGCAGCACTTGCCAAACTAATAGTAGGAGTGTAAGGAAATATGAGACCACCTGCATCTTTTAATGGTTGTAGTACCGGGCTTCCTTTAAAACTAGTCCAGTTAGCAAGACTTAATCTTACACGCCAATCTGCAGGATTAGCATCGCCTCCGAAACTAGCAACAGCACTTACAATATCGCCAACTGCTTCACCTGCTTCTGGCAAATTGACAGCGCGAATTGCGCTCATTACTCCACCCGGATCTCCATTGTATCCTGTGCTAAGTGCGCTAGACAAGTTCCTAGCAACATTAACTCCGTTACTAGCCGCACTGATTAAATTTTCAGAACTAGTTACAGTTTGCATTAACCCATCGCCGAAAGCCATAATATTTTCCTTTTTGGTATAATATTTAGTTGACTTTTTAATGTGCGTACTTTATAATACGATATAAGAGGACTCTTCAGGATGACAGCAAAAGTAAATTACCTAAACAACAAGGATATGTTGTTAGAAATACATAGATCAAAAACATCATATTGCAGTTTCACCCAACCAGAATATCATCAATACGATTTAATTCTTCCAAGTATTGATAAAATCAATGTTCGAAGCATTGCCGAAGCTAAACGTGTACAGGCTAAACGTTTAGGGCAACAAGATTTTGAACGCAGAAAGAAAGAAGGTGAAAAGGTCAAACTTGCAGATTGTGAAATTGATTATAAAAAAATAGCTAAAACAGATGTTATCTTTAGGATTATGACGTTTGATCATATCCCATTAAACAACACCCGTAAGAAAAACCCTAAAAGTCTAGCCGATCACAGAGATAAGGTTAATTTTCCGCCATTTCAACATTGGAAATTTAACGAAAACGATGAACTAATATGTGTAGGTAAAAGCCACTGGAAGGGCGATCTTGAAAAAGGTCATTTTGATAAGGATGCTGGACAAATTACAAACACACTTGCCCGCATGATGATCAAACTGTGTGAACGATATGCTACTCGAGGTAATGTTCGGGGGTATACCTATAACGATGAAATGAAAGGTATGGCTATTTTGCAACTAACACAGATTGGATTACAATTTGATGAAAGCAAATCAGATAACCCGTTTGCTTATTTTACCGCAGCCGTAACTAACAGTTTTGTTCGTGTAATTAATACAGAAAAACGTAATCAGAATATACGAGATGACATCTTAGAAATTAATGGTATGAACCCTAGCTACAGCAGAACCGGTGCTGGGGAACATGCAGCCGCTATAAAAAGATATAATGAGGATACAAGTGAGTAATTTATTTAAAAAAGTAGCTTGTTTTACAGACATTCACTTTGGTCTTAAAAGTAATAGTTCAACACACAATCAAGATTGTGAAGATTTTGTAGATTGGTACATTGCTAAAGCAAAAGAAGAAGGATGTGATACAGGAATTTTCATGGGTGACTGGCATCATAATCGCAATAGTCTTAACATTACCACTATGGACTATTCGCTTCGAGCACTGGAAAAGTTAGGTCAAGCATTTGATCAGTTTTACTTTTTCCCTGGCAATCATGATTTGTACTATAAAGACAAACGCGATATTCATTCAGTAGAGTTTGGTAAGTACATTCCCGGTATTACTGTTGTGCATGAACCTACTACAATTGGAAATGTTACACTTTGCCCGTGGTTAGTTGGAGAAGAATGGAAATCAATTAGTAAAAAAGGCGGCAAATATATATTTGGTCACTTTGAACTTCCTAGTTTTTTTATGAATGCAATGGTACAAATGCCAGATCACGGTGAAATTCAACTAGATGCATTTAAAACATACGAGCTAGGATTCAGCGGGCACTTCCATAAACGCCAACAGCAAAAGAATATGATTTATATTGGCAATGCATTTCCACACAATTATGCAGACACATGGGACGATGATCGCGGAATGATGATTTTAGAATGGGGAGGTCAGCCAGAATATTACAGTTGGCCGGCGCAACCCACATTTAGAACAGTAACTCTTAGTAGGTTAATTGACGGAGCAGATTCAATAATCTTGCCCAAGAGTCATCTACGTGTTACACTAGATATAGATATCAGCTATGAAGAAGCCAGTTTTATTAAAGAAAAATTTATGGCAGATTATGATATTCGCGAACTAACTTTAATTGCAGAAAAGAAAGATATCGAAATTAACACTAATATCGATATTCAAGCCTTTGAAAGCGTAGATCAAATTGTATCAAGTCAAATTATTAATATCGAAAGCGACACATACGATAAGAATATCCTATTAGAAATTTACAACAATCTATGAAAATAAAAGAACTAACAGTTAAAAACTTCATGAGTGTGGGAAATCAGACTCAAGCAGTAAACTTTGCACAAGAAAACTTGACCTTAGTACTAGGTGAAAATTTAGATCAAGGCGGAGACGATGCTGGAAGTCGTAATGGTACAGGTAAAACTACTATTGTTAATGCACTAAGCTATGCATTATTTGGTAATGCCTTGACCAATATTAAAAAAGATAATCTTATTAACAAAATTAACAACAAAAATATGTTAGTTACACTAGCTTTTGAAAAAGATGGTGTTGATTATAGGATAGAACGCGGACGTAAACCTAATATATTACAATTCTTTGTCAACGATCAAGCTCAAGATATAGAAGAAACAGATGACGCACAAGGTGATCAGCGCGAAACACAAAAAGATTTAGACGATCTGCTAGGTATGAGTCACGATATGTTCAAGCATATTGTAGCATTAAACACTTATACTGAACCATTTTTAAGTATGCGGGCTAATGATCAGCGAGTTATCATTGAACAATTATTAGGTGTTACACTATTAAGTGAAAAAGCAGAAAGTCTTAAAGAGTTAATTAAACAAACTAAAGATAAAATTACACAAGAAAGTGCAGATATAGAAGCTGCAAAGCGGTCTAACGAGAGTATACAAAAAAGTATTGACAATTTACTAACAAAACAAAGTGCGTGGAATACTCAACATGCAAATGATCTTGAAAAAATTGGGCGTAGCATTGTAGAACTTGAAAGTGTAGACATTGAATCAGAACTTGCAAAGCATGCAGAGCTTAAAGCATATGATGACAAATCAGCAAAGCTGAAGAGCCTAAATAAGGAGCGGGCTACATTAGATAGCG